ACAGTATTGATGAAGACTCAGATGAATTTGTTGAATATCACAACATGTCAGAAACAGATCAATTAATACTGGATGCTGCATTATACGAAGATTCTGTTTACGTTGATAATGAATTTACTGATTTAGATGAGTGGTGTCAACACACAGCAGAAGGTGAATATGAATCGTTAGATGGTGATATAGTAAAAGCAAAAATCAACAAAATGATTGAATTAGAATTAATTACAATTGATTAGGACTACAAAGTTTATTAATGTATATTTAAAGTATAAAAGAAATAAATATAAACATTTAAAACACACAACATTATGAAACAAGAATTAATTGACTTAGTATCTAACAATTTAGAAACAGTTAAACGAAACAAAATTAAATTTGAAATCGACTTAATACATAGTTGTTATGATGGTTCAATGAGTAAAGACGATGTCATATATGAATTAGAACATATGTTTGATAGGTGTGTTACAGTTGAAGATGTTATTAATGAAATTGATTTTAAAGATTTTGGTGGTGATCGTTGTTGTGATGAAGATTTATATAGCAATATTAAATCATTGATTGAAGATTATTAGGCTTACAAGGTAAATTAATGTATATTTAACTTAAACAAAAAAAAGCAACATGGAAAAATTAATTAATGATAAAGAATTTATGGATGAATTTGTTTCAATAGCTAACGAATCATTTATGTTTGGTGGAGATTATGAATCGGTGTATGATCACTATGAATATAAATTAAGTGATAAAGAAATCCTAACATTACTAGATTATTGTGAGGAAAATGATTTATTGGAGGAATAGGACTACATAACACACTAACGTATATTTAAACAACCAATTAAAACAAACACACAATGGCAAAACGTATTAAATTATATTACATAGGATGGCGAGGCAATCCACAACTAAAAAACGGTGGATATTATAAAGCATTTGGACAACTAAGCAAAACAGAAGCAAAATACAAAGAGCAAACATTGTATGGTTCAATGTCGTTATATGAGTACGAAACAGAAGAGCAATATAATTCAGCATTAATAAAACACAAAGAAGAAGGATATAATATTCATTAGGCCTACACTATTCACTAACGTATATTTAATTTAAACAAAAAGCAATATGAACGAAATTAAAACAAATATAGCATATAACAAAGTATCAAAACAATTTGGTATTATAGTGTATTGGAATATTTACGGTAATTTAGCTAAAATAATGAATATGGGAGCTTGGTCTCAAGATGAAATACAAATACTAACTAAAGAACAATATGAAATGTTAAGTTATTATACGAGAGAAATTGATATTAATGAAGGATGGCATTGTCCTAGTAAAAAATTAATTGAATATGTTTTTAAATAATTTATTTCATAGTAATGTGATAAACCGTTGTTTTGGAATCCCAACTAGAATATAACAAGTAAATGTTTATGTGAGGAACTGAGATATGGTGGTGTGGTGTGAGGGTTGTGGAATCCCAACCCTCCCGTTCCGCTCCCTCCCGCCCCTCCTCGTCGACAAAATATATACTTTTCCACTGTGCTTCCCCAATCCCCCCACGTATATTCACATAAAAACGCGCAAAATATGAAAACTAAACACACATACTCTACAGATTTATCGATTCGAATCGATGCAAAGCTCAATCAAATGGTGTTAATTAATCAACATTCCATAAATTTACTGAACGAAGGCAAAACACAAGAACAAATTCAGGTATGGTGCTCTTTGTTTGATGACTTGGAAGCAGAAGTAGAATCATTAATTTTAATTAAAGAATGCCTTTACTCTTAGTTAGGCTTCCCAACCCCCAATTTGTATATTTAAAATAAAACACACACCATGAAACTAGAATTAATAGAAGAAATTAAATTTATTTGGGGTAACGGCGTAGTAGAGGAAATGGCCATAGCCATCTGTCTCAACTAGTTCAGCAAAATAAAACGTTGTTTGAGTTGAATTAACATATAGTCAGGTAGCTCAATCCTAGAGCCCTAATTTGGATTAGGAAGATGCAGGTACGATCGAATCCTGTCCTGACTTATTTAACTAAACATAATTTCACCATATGTATCACCGAATAAAGAACGGGATACTAAAGGGCGCCACAGGTCGTAACTCCACAGTACCATCTCTAGTATTTACTCGATTAGAAAAGCTGTGGGACTCAGTAGCAAAATTCGTGAGCCAAGTGGGTGTAAATGTACCTCGACTATAAGAAACGAAATCGGCATGTTGTTATTGAAAAGCTGGTAAGAGATTGCCGGCTATCGTTATGCTTAAGAAATTTTACCTTTATTATTCATTAGGATTACAGAACTTCACATCGTATATTTACAGTATGAAAAAAGAAACACAACTGACAGTTGAAGAAGTACAGTATTCAACATCACTAAACACTATAAATTGGGGTAAACAATTTAAACATTTTACTACTAAGAAACGAGTAATCAAAACGTTACCTATTAAGAACCCAGGTACAGATGTTTTTATATTTGCTGAATAGGATTACAGAATAACACATTGTATATTTAAACAACTTAAAAAATTAATATAAACATTTAAAACAACTAACTATGACAACAGAGACAAAATTAAAATTAGAAGCAATTTACAATGAATACTGTATGAATGACTTGAATTCATTAGGTAATGAAGATGTTGAATTTACTGACATGATGAAGCAATTTGTTAAATTCAGACTAAAAGTAAGCGGGGGTGCAAAGACAACTATGGGTGCAGGTATGGGTTGTGAAAGTATAAGTAGTTTTTTAGATGAAATTTGTTTATATGATGATATGATGTGTGATTGGGGTGGTGAGTATAGAGGTAGTTTTTGTTGGGAAAATTTAGAAGGTTTGAGTGAATTATTAAATGAAAGTGATTTAGATGAAGTAATTAAAGATGAAATAATTGAAATGTATAAATTTAGATGTAATATGAATGAAGATTAGTTGTGAATAATATAGTAGGCCTAGTGTAATGACTAGGCTTACATTACAATACATTGTATATTTAAATTATAAGAAAATAAATAATTAATTTAAACAATTTAAAACACAACTACTATGTCAAAATTTCAAATCAAATCAATGTTCGAGCAAATCGCAACACAAGTATTTACAATGAAAGATGTAAACGCTGCTAAAACGTTTATTAATGAGTTCGTTAATGATAAAGACATTAATGACATTGATAAAAAAGTAATATTAAATAACATCAAAGACATTAAACACATTAACAAGCTTCAGACATATATTTGTAATTCATTACTTAAATATGAAGGAATGAGTGTTAATTAAAACATTAGGATTACAAAACATATTAATGTATATTTAAACAATTAAAAGATAAATAAATAATATAAACAATTAAAAACACACAATTATGACAAATCAAACATTAGATCAATTCATCGCTCAAGAATTAAAAAACGAAGTAAAACAATTAGGACGCAAAGTAGATCCGAACAGTGAACGTCAGAAACGATTAGCTGAGTTAGCAACGAAACGTGAAAGCGGTGATTTTAAACGCGGCCGACCAATAAACGGTGAATCAGCACGTCAAGCAAGATTAGCAGATTTAAATGAACGTCGTGAAAGCGGTGAATTAAGAAAAGGTCGTCCTGTATCAGGTGACAGTGAACGTCAAAAACGATTAGCAGAACGTGAAGCGAAAGCAGCAGCGGGCGTAGAAGTAAAACGCGGACGACCAGCAGCGTCTAAAGTAGTAACTGAAGTAGTAGTAACAAGTGATGTGATTGATTCAGAAGATAAGTAGTGTTGTGTATAGTGTAAGTCTAATAGTAATGTTAGGCTTACATTATTTTTAAATGTATATTTAATTAACTTAAAAATAAATAATTAATATAAACTTAAAACACAACGACTATGAAAACAATCACAATTAATGTAAATCAAGAACAACTAGACATGATTAAACAATTATTAAATTTAGAAGATGATGTAACTGATAGTTTCATTATACAAGAATTCATAATTGAGAATACACGTATAGATGAAGACGGTGACGAGTTTTAAATAATGATAATAAGTAGTTCTAACAGTAATGTTAGGACTACATTATATCAAAACGTATATTTAAATATAATAAAAATAAATAATATAAACAATTTAAAACAACTAACTATGACAGTAAAAGAATTAATTGACAGATTAAGTAAGTATGATGACAATGTAATAGTATGTCTTAACATAGACAGAGAGTCAGGAACAATAGGATCAGAGTTAGAAATGATAGATGATGAAGGTATTAATTTTGATGAGCCATGTCTTATATTATCTGGTAAAGAGTAAATAACTAATTAAGAACATAACGAACTCGAACCCTGTAAGGTTTGAGTTTTGTGTCCCTGAGTTATGTATATATGCGTATGTATATATTCATGATGTATACCCACGCGCGTTGGTATCCATGACGGCGGTGCGTACGCGCAGCGAAAAATGCGATATAATAATTCCGATATATTACCCTTTACACCCCGATGTATATATACTTATATACTCAACACCAACCTCACCCAAACAAAAAGCACACCATGTTCCCAAAAATGGATTTCAGGCCAAATCCAAAGGACCACAAAAATATCTCCTTATAAGATCTTTCGGCATCGACAAAATATATACTTATATAAATTAAATTGGATTAAACAAAAAATCATTAATATATTTACAATATGGAAAAAATAATAGGATTCTTCATAAGTAGTACCATCTGGTATTTAATATTTTCATTCGTTGCATGGAATATAAATGCATTTGAGTGGCATTGGGGTGTGCGTTTAGCATTCGCTTTAATTATATTGTTTAATATGCGCGATACTATTAATAAAGATGAGTAGGTAGTATATACGTATTGATATATGAAGAGCGCATGATGTACTTTTAGAGTAAAATGCTCCGTTCGTCTAACGGTTAGGACGTACCCCTTTCACGGGTAAAATATGAGTTCGATTCTCATACAGAGTACAAAAATAGGAGGAAGAAAGAAACTTAACCTTGCGCTTGTCTTATTCTTACATATATTTATAATAAAATTAAAACATATTTAAACTATAAAATAAATGAAAAGAACAGAATTACAATCTTTAATCAATGAATGTATTGGTGAAGTATTAAATGAAGGAAAAGTTAAAAAGAAAAAATTAGCTATTCAAGAAATCAAACGCATCATTGCTGAAAATGAATTAAGTGAAGCTGATTTAGATGAAATTAGTGTAATGGGTACTCTTAAAAGAGCAGGTGATATAGGTAAACAAACATTAGGTATTTCTTCTGAAAAAGATAAAGCCGCTGCTATGGCGTCACTTGATATGGCTATTAAAGGTTTAGGAAAAGAAATTTCTAAAGAACAAAAAGATAAATTAATAGCAAATGCTAAATCATATTCTTTTATGGGTGAGTTTAAAGTTACTAAAGATAGTAAAGGTAATAAAATCATTACTTTTGATGGTAAATCAGCTGCCCCTAAAACAACTAATCCAAATCCAACAGGCGCTAAATAACTAATTAATATATTAATGATAAAGCCGGTCTCTTCAGATCGGCTTTTTTGTTAGGATTACACAGTTTTTGAACGTATATTTAATCAACCAATTAAAATGAATATCATGGAAACGAGAGATTTAGATAGATTAGTAAAAATTAATATTAATCCATTCACGGTGATGCATTTTAAAACAGATCATACCTCAGAAGAGTTAGAAGCTATGTTCACAGAAGTAGCAATAAATGGGGGTGCAGATTTAATTGAAAAAGCACTTAAAAATATAGTTGAAATTGAAATTTCGTTGTTTGAGAGTATTATGTTTATGACTAAAAATGATTTAACTGCGTTTTTATCTTTACTTAATAAATGTGATATAAGATATGAAATGAGAAATTTTACTAAGGATTTATTTGAAATGGATAATTTAAATGAATTGTTACTTAAATTAGAAAATGATGATGATTTAAGTGAATTAGATAAAGAACTTATCAATGATTGTTTTCCAAACCATAAAACACAAAGAGAAAAAGCTACTAGTATTATTAAGTCAATATTTTTAAATAACTTTACTACTGATGATGTATTAGATATAATTAATACTAAAGGATCAGGTTCATTAAATGAATTTCATAAAAACCTATTAAAATAAAAGTTATGGATAAGCGATTTAAACCAATTAAAAAAATAACAGTAGAAGAGTCACATGAGTATATATCTACAGAAGACGATTTTAGAAACAGTTTAGCTCATTTTTATACGCTATCTCCTTCAATACATCCTGATTATCCTGCTTCTGAAGGTTGGGAAGATGTGAAATATTTTACTAAACGACCTAAAAAATCTGTACCTAGTGATGGTCAAGGAGATGAATTAATATATGTATTATCTAATCCTACATACCCTGGGTTGTTAAAAATAGGATATACTCGTAAGGAAATAGGTATTCGAATAAAAGATTTATCAAAGGCAACAGGTGTACCTACCCCGTTTAGATTAGAATATATATTTAAATGTTCTAATGGAATGGAATTAGAAAGTGAAATACATAGACATTTAAAAGAATTTAGACCTAATAACCAACGTGAGTTTTTTGATATAACCTTAAACCAAGCTGTCGAAGCAGTTAAATTTTTAGGGGGGGAACCATAATTAAACGTGCCTATCATTATATTTATAGTATATTAATTAAAAACAAATAAAAATAAAAACAAAAACCCAATGAAAAAGATCATCATTTTATTAGCAGTTGCTTTAGCATCATGTAGTACCCCAATCGAAACTAAAGAAGCAACTCCTGTTGTAGATACAATTTCTGTAGTAGACACTACATGTTATTTAGAAGTAGACTCAGTTGCCGTAAGTACAGCTACTGTAAGTACAGCTACCGTTAGTGTTAAATAACTAACAAGTACTAATTAAAGATTTGCTCCATATTTATATTAAAAGAATATGGAGCATTTTTTATTTCAAAACATCAATTAAATGAATATAAATAACATATTCAATTCGTTCAGTAGTTCAGATGATGAGTTTGACGATACATCTTTACTTATTGATTTTTCCGATCATCCATTATTCTGGATAGGAGGATTTAATAAATTAATAGGTAACCATTTATTTTTTAAACAACACACAATTAAAATTTTTAAACATATTTCCCCTGAGTTAAATATAGAGGAGGTTGAAAAAGCAGGTGAACACCTTATGTTTGAAAAAGCGTGGGAATACATTAGAAACATTAATTTAGAAAACCAATTTCATGTAGAATGTATACGAGGTAAATCTTCAGATGAATTCCTTAAAAACGTAGAATTCACCTTAAGGTTTTTTGAGGAGTTTGAAGAATATGAAAAATGTGCATTATTAAAAAAGATAGAAGATAAGATAAAAGAATTTACATTTAAGCTTGGCTAATAGATCTTATAAGCGTATATTTCAATTACGGGTTTTAAGATAAATATATTAGTATAAATAAGTTAAAAATAAGAAAAATAAACATATGAGAAACAGAGAAGCAACGTTGAGAAAACTAGATGGATTAGAATCTAATCTAACTAAATTAAATTTCGCCTTAAGACAAGGTAATAGAGAACAGTATGATGAAGTACTATCTAACATTCAAGAACAGATTAGTCAATTAAAATTATACATTGAATCTGAACCTTTAGCAGGGCATGAATTAAATAGAGTTTAACATTAAAAATAAAAGTTATGAAGCTAACAGCAGAACAAATCCAGGATAACTGGAGTCAATTTATAGGTTATATAGATACTTACATTTCTGAACCTAGAGCATCTAAATTAAAAGCATTCTACAATCAATATTCTGAACGTATTATGTTAATGCCAGCATCACATAAGAAGGAATATCATAATGCATTTCCAGGTGGTTATGTAGAACATGTTAATCGTGTTATTGATGCTGCAATTAAAATTAATGCTGTGTGGGAAGAATTCGGAGTTGAACAAAATTATACTATTGAAGAATTAGTATTTTCAGCTATGAACCATGATTTAGGTAAAATGGGTGATGAAGAAAATGAATCATATATCCCTCAGACAGACCAATGGCGTAAAGATAAATTAGGTGAAGATTATACTTTTAATAATAAATTAGAATTCATGTCAGTACCTGATCGTGGTTTATTTTTATTAACGTCACATGAAATTAGTTATACCAAAAATGAATGGTTAGCAATTAGATTACATGATGGGTTGTATGATGATGCTAATAAATCATATTTAATGTCTTGGGCTCCAGAAACTAAAGTTAGAACGGCATTAGTACATATTGTACACCAGGCCGATTTTTTAGCTGCTAAAGTTGAATTTGAACGTGAGTGGTTTCCTAAATTTAAAGGTAACGGGTCTACGGTAAACGGGGATCGTATATTAATTGATAAGCAACCAGTCAAAAAAGTAGCCATTAAAACTAAAGCATTAGGTAATATACAAAGCCAAGGCTTAAAGAATGTAATGGATGGATTTTTTAAAGACTAAATATTAATTAATAAAATATAAAGGTTGTAATTAGTTTTACAGCCTTTTTTTAACCAAACAAATATGATAATAACAATAGTATTACTAGCAATTATTATAATAGTATTAGGATTTACTACTTATAATTTACTTAAGAAAAATGAAAAATGTGAAGACGTAATTAAATCATATGAAGCGTATATGACTAATTTATCTACAACTATTGATTTCTCAGATAAAAAATTAAAAGAGATAGACGCAAAAGGTTCTTTTGAAAGTGATGATGAAGTAGGATACTTTTTCAAACAAGTAAAATTTTTACAAGAACAATTAAACAATTTCAAGGTAAATTAAATTATGTCCAAAAATTATTTCACACAAGAAACTGAAGATGCTATTGTAGCTTATAATACTAGTATTGATTTTACTGAAAGAAGTAAAATATATGATGATAAAATTCATTATGCTTTTTTTAAATTAACTCAAAATATTATACATACATTTAAATTTTACTATACTGAAGTAGAAAATATAGAAGACTTACAACATGAGGTAATTATATTCTTACTATCTAAGATACATAAGTTTGATCCATCCAGAGGAGCAAAAGCGTATTCATATTTTGGGACAATTGTAAAACGTTGGTTGATTACATATAATGATGTAAATTACAAAAAACGCGTTAATTCATCTCCTGTATCTGTATTAGAAGAAGATAACTCACACTCTTACGTAATAGAAGAAAATAATTCACCCTCAGATAAATTACCTAATAGTGATAAAATTTCATTATTCATAGATATGTACATAGAATATTGCACTAACAATATATATACTTTGTTTCCTAAAGACATTGATGCTAAAATAGCAGATGCCATTCTTGAATTATTTAGAAAACGAGAAAATTTAGATATATTTAATAAAAAAGCACTATACATATATATTAGAGAAATGGTAGATGTTAAAACACCAAAAATAACTAAAATAGCTGATAAATTATATGATATATATAGAAAAAACTATATATTTTATTTAGAAAACGGATATATAAAATTTCAATAGTCAATATTTATAATAAATACATATTATCAAATCATGAGTAATAATTTAGATTCCGATATCTTTGGTGGTAAAAAGCTTAAAGATTTATTTCAAGAAATATATAATAACCAAAAGAAAAAAGAAAAGCAAATTTCATCTTTAATTGATGAATTAAAACCAATGGTTGAAAGTATTGGTGATGCTACATTGGTTGTTCCTTTACTTAAAGAATACTTAGAGATAGGTGTTAAAAATGATGAACAATTAATTAAGATGGCTACAATTATCCAACGTTGTTTAACAACAGGTAATTCAAGTGGTGGAGGAGATGGATTTACAATTTCAGAAGAAGAAAAAAGTCAATTATTAAACGACATAAATAAATTAAACGAAAAATAAATGGTAAATTTTGGTTTTTCTGATAATTCATACATTAAAAATAACTTTAACACTAACACTGCTAATTCTTTAGAGGATTTAATTGTTGCTGTTAGAGTACTTAATATTATATTAGACGAAACTCATCCAAGATTTAATGAATTAGGTGGGTGGAATGCTTTGGGTACTATAGAGTATGAATTAGTAACAAGTCCATTCTCAAGACCTATCTCTGATGCTCAAGTTATTCCAACTGCGTCACCACTTAATCCAAATATAAAAAATTATCCATTAGTAAATGAAATAATATATTTAATTTCACTTCCCAATACAGAAATAGGTAAAACTAATGTTTCTCAAAAACAATATTATATTAATATTGTTAGTTTATGGAATCACCCACACCACAATGCATATCCAATAAATCCAAATAATCCATTACCTGCTCAACAAAAAGATTATATACAAACAATAAACGGTAGTGTTAGACAAGTAACAGATCAATCTACTGAAATATTTTTAGGTAAAACATTTAAAGAACGTCCTAATATACATCCATTATTACCATTTGAAGGAGATATTATTCAAGAAGGTAGATGGGGGAATTCAATACGTTTAGGTAGTACTGTTAGCGGTACTCCTAATGAATGGTCAACTACTGGAGATAATGGAGATCCTATTACTATAATAAGAAATGGACAGGGTGCTCAAACTGAACAAGGATGGATTCCAATTACTGAAAATATTAAAAATAATAATACATCTATTTACTTAACAAGTACTCAAAATATTCCAATAGCTGTTTCTAGTGATAGTTATGTAAGTTATGAGAGCTCTCCTCCTACTAATCCTAGTAAATATAATGGGGCTCAAGTTATTCTAGACTCAGGTAGATTAGTATTTAACTCATACAATGACAATATATTATTCAGCTCAGCAAATTCAATTAATTTAAATTCTCAAAAATCTGTTAATATAGATACTAAAAAATTTATAGTCCAAGCGGATAAAATATATTTGGGTATAGAATCTTTAGCTAAAGAACCATTACTACTAGGAAATACTACTGTTGAGTTAATAAGAAACTTACTAACAGCATTAAGCCAATTAGCTGATGTATTAAAAACAGCACAAACATCTCCAACGATACCCTCTACCCCGGCTAATTTAACTTCAATAAATTTAGCTGCTGTTTTTTTATCTAGTAAATTAGAAACTTTAAATAAACAATTAGATACTTTAACTTCAAAACGTAATTTTACATTATAACATGGCTGAAATTCCACCAATAAAAATACCCACTGGGGATATATTATCTAAAAAAGATAATGTGTTTGGTGAAAAATCTGGAGTGGACTTGACAAAGAGTGTTAATTTAAATTCTAATCCTTTTCAAATATCTGGATTATTTTTAGGAGAAAAATTTATTGATGTCTCACCAGATTCATCATTATATGCTAATACAGCTGGGTGGAATGCATTTCAAAATTTTTTAACCGCAAAAGGAATAGTTAAAGATCCATCTAATAATTCTGAAGAGAATAAAAAATTAGCAAATGAATTAATAATAGAATTTAATTCAGGAACAGCTAAAATTAATGAAAAAACATTTGATCATGTGGTAAAATATCCTTTTAATAAGATTACAACTAAACAAATTATATTCGCACAAACATATCATAAAATAGTAGACCCCAAAGTACAGATAGATGGGTGGGTGGGAAGTCAAACTTCCCAATTAAGATATCCTACGATTTTAGGAGCATACACACCAACACCTGGTGATGCTACCATGCCTGCTAAAAAAACAGGTTTCATTCCAATAATTTGGGGTAATAAAAGATTTGTTACTAAAATAGAGGATCAAATTACAAATTCTAAAAATACTAAAACACAATTACCACCTAAATCATTATGGATTATATATGATGAAAATCTTCATAAAGCAACTTTAGATCTTACACGCATAGGTAAAGAATGGTATCTTTTAGATCAATCTCTTGAAATTACTAAATCTGCATCTCAATTAAATATAATAACAGCACAAACCAATAAAATAAAAGAAAATTTTAAAACTCAATCAAGTATTATAAATTCTATTTTGCCTAAAGGATAATATCAAAATGACAGGAAAAGACAAAATACCTATTTTATTAGTTGAAAAGAGCCAAGACTTAATCAAACTAATACTTCCCAAAATTACAGATATAGTAATTAAAATAGGAATCGAAAATATAGGCCAACCCGATGTTAAATTACCTGACATTTGCTTACCAGCATCTGAAATAAAACCATTAATAGACTTAAGAAACAATATAATAGATAAATTAAATTCAGTGTCTAAGACAATTGAAAATTTATCTAAACCTCTTACTCCATTAAATAAAGTAGTAAATACAACAACACAAATTTTACAAACTTTAAGTACCGCTGTAACAGTAGCACAAACCGCAATTCCTCTTCTCCCAACACCTCCACCCGGCGCCCCAAACCCAGCAAATATAGCATTAATAGCTTTAGGTAAAATACAAGATTTAGAAAGAAAATTATTCCCTGAAATTACAAAAACAAAAAACTCAATAAATAATATTACAGACGCGGTAGATCATGTAAATTTAATTATATCCAAAATATTAAATATATTAAATTCAATAGATAAATACCTAATAAAGTGTAAACCAACTGACTCTCCTGATTTAGTATCATTAAATACTTATTTAACTACAGTTGTTGATAACGCTAATAAAGTTGAAAACGCGCCAATACTTAGTGAAAATTATAAAGGATTTATATTAGATATAGTTGAACAACCATTTTCTTCTACTACAAAAAGATCAAAAGCCGTGGCTAAAAACAATAGTGGTATTATATTATTACAAACATCCTTATCATTCACATCAACACCACAAGTTTTAATTGAAGAACTTAAACTAATAATCGACAAAAATAATTTAAGAGCTGACTAATTTAATATTTATAACAAATGAAACCATCAGAATTAAAAAATTTAATAAAAACAGCCATGAAAGAGGCAATCCAAGAAGAATTAAAAGATATTTTATTGGAGGCAGTACGTAGTAATAAACAACCGATTACTGAATCTTACCGAGTTAGTGATGATAGAACATTAAGTTTTAATACTAATGCTATTCCTCACCAACCAACTCCTTCACCAGTAAACGGTAGAAAAGCATATATGGATATATTAGGTGAAATGTCTCAACCATCCAAATCTGGTTTTGAAGGAGAATTTAAAGTACCAAGTAATATAGACCCGGTAAATGGAATATTACCTGATGGGCAACTTGGTTTAGATGCTATAATGAATTTAATTAAGAAATAGTGGCATTCGGAGCGAAAAAGATATTCCCAATTGATACAAGACCTGGAACGGCTGTAGGGGTTTCTATTCCTTTCAATTCACCATCTGTATTTTTTTCAACATTTACTACAAAGGATGCTATACGAAATAATTTACTAAATTTTTTTCTAACAAATAAAACAGAAAGATACTTAAACAATCAATTCGGGGCTGACTTAAGAGCATTTATATTTGAACAAATAACTTCAGACAATGTTAGTTTCTTAAAAGAAAATATCCAATCATTAATAAGTCAATATTTTCCTAATATAAAAGTAGAAAATTTAGAAATCTTAGAATATCCTGATAGTAATGAAATAAATGTACAATTAACATATAGTATAATTAATACTGGATTAACAGATCAAGTTCAAATAACATTCGCATAATGGCAGCAAATAAAAATATAAAATATATAAATAAAGATTTTAGTGAACTTAGAGCTAGTCTAATTGACTATACTAAAACTTACTTCCCAACCACATACAATGATTTTAGTCCTGCCTCACCGGGTATGATGTTTATGGAAATGTCAGCGTATGTAGGTGATGTTTTATCATTTTATTTAGATAATCAAGTACAAGAAAATTACTTACAATTTGCTAGACAATCAAATAATTTATTTGAATTAGCATATATGTTTGGTTATAAACCAAATGTAACAGGTATAGCGATTACTAATATAGATTTTTATCAAAAAGTACCATCTAAATTATCAGGTTCAACATATATTCCTGATTTTGACTACACTTTATTAGTTGGTGGAAATTCTAATATAACTACAGAAAATGGAATATCGTTTTTAATTAACGACCCTGTAGACTTCTCAGTATCTAGTTCTACGGATCCAACATCTATTTCAATTTATGAAATATCTAATAACAATCCAACATATTTTTTATTAAAGAAAACTCGTAAATCTATTTCATCTACAATTAATACTAAAACATTTTCATTTGGATCTCCTGTTAAATTTTCAACAGTTGAAATAAATACTCCAAATATAGTAGGAATATTAGATTGTGTTGATACTGAAGGAAATAAATGGTATGAAGTAGATTATTTAGGACAAGAAATGGTTTTTGATTCTATCAAGAATATAAATGTTAACGATCCTAATTTATCTCAATATAAGGGAGACGCTCCATATTTATTAAAATTAAAGAAAATTCAACGTAGATTTGCTTCTCGTTTTAAAAACTCAACCACACTACAAATCCAATTTGGCTCAGGAACAACATCTGATGCAGATGAAACTATAGTCCCTAATTTAGATAATGTGGGTATAGGTTTACCATTTGAACAAAATAAGTTAACAACAGCATATGCACCATCAAATTTCTTATTTACAGATACTTATGGTATCGCACCTTCAAATACAACTTTAACAATTAGATATTTAACAGGAGGTGGAGTTTCAGCTAATGTAACTTCAAATTCATTAACTAAACTAAATGGTACAGTAAATTTTATAAATACAAATTTAAATAGTACAACGGCTAATGATATTTTCGCTTCATTAGCAGTTACAAATCCAGAAGCAGCAAGTGGAGGAGGAGATGGAGATACAATAGAAGAAATTAGACAAAACTCATCTGCTAATTTTGCTAGTCAATTAAGAAATGTAACACAAGATGATTATTTAGTAAGAGCATTAAGTATGCCATCTAAATATGGAAACATAGCTAAAGCGTTTGCTCAACCAACTAGAGCACAAGACACATCATCTGGAGAATCAGTTGGTGTATTAGATTTATATGTTTTAACGGTTGATATTGATAGTAAATTAAATAATGCTTCATTAGCTTTAAAACAAAATTTATCTACTTATCTTTCTTTATATAGAATGATAAACGATTCTATTAATATTAAAGATGCTTTTGTAATTAATATTGGAGTTAATTTTGATATAATTATATTACCTAACTTTAATAGTAATGAAGTTTTAACTAGATGTATTACTGCATTACAATCATATTTTGCAATTAATAATTGGCAAATTAATCAACCTATTATATTAAGAGAACTTTATATTCTTTTAGATAAAATAGAAGGTGTCCAAACTGTTAAAACAATTGATATAAAAAATTTAACAGGAACAAATTTAGGCTATTCAGCTTATGCTTACGACGTCTCAGGAGCAACTAAAAATAATGTGGTTTACCCATCACTAGATCCTATGATTTTCGAAGTAAAATTTCCTAGTATAGATATTTTAGGAAGGGTCTCTAATCTTTAAGACAGAGTAAATAATATAAATAAAATTTTAAACTAATATGGCTGTTTATAAAATATTCCCAACACAAGATACAACATTATACTCCATCTATCCTGAAATGAATACTGGATTAGATGAAATTTTAGAAGCTTCTTTAGAAGTGGGGAACATAGGCACACCTGCTCCTCAAGCAAGTCGTTTTCTTATACAATTTGACTCAGATGAAGTAACAAATGTAATAGACAATAAAATTTCAGGTTCACAATGGCAATCAAATTTAAAATGCTTTGTTGCTAATGTTACAGCTTTGAATTCAACTACTACTGTAGAAGCATATGCTGTTTCTCAATCCTGGAATATGGGTACAGGTAGATTTGAATATGTCCCTCAAGTACAAAATGGAGCAAGTTGGGTTTGGAAAGATTCTCAAGGTGGAAATGCTTGGACTGATGGAACATTTAATATAGATACAACTGGATCTTATTCTTCATCAGTAGCTGTAGGTGGAGGTACTTGGTATACAACATACTCTGGTTCTCAAACATTTAATTATTATACAGATAAAGATATAAATATTGATACTACAAACATTGTATCTGAATGGTATAGTAGTTCAATAGACAATAATGGATTTATTGTTAAACAAAAAGACGAATTTATAGATAATGAAAATCTTCAACCTAAAATGAAGTATTTTTCTATTGATACACATACTATCTATCCTCCATGTTTGGAATTTAAATGGATAGATGCTACTTTTGATACTGGTTCATCCACTTTACCTACAATTAATACTCAACCATTTGTAGTTACTATAGGAGACAACTCAGGATATTTTTACCCTGAAAGCGTAAATAAATTTAGAGTATATTCAAGACCAGAATACCCAGCAAGAGTATTTGCAACCGCGTCTTATTTTACTCAAAATTCATATCTACCTACAGAATCTTATTATGCAATAAAAGATTTAGACACAGATGAATATGTAGTAGATTTTGATACAACTTATACTCAATTGAGTATAGATGATATTAGTAGTAATTTTACATTATATATGGGAGGTTTACAAACAGAAAGATATTATAAAATATTAATCCAAACCACAGTAAATGGAAGTGTAGTAATATTAGATAATAGTTATCATTTTAAAATAATTAATGGGTAATGGAAGAGTTAAATTTAAATAAAAAAGTATATGCCAAAAATCAATACGAAAAAGTTATTGACACTAACTTTACTCAATTAGCTACTTCCCCAACTATAGAAAATACTGTAATACCTCCATCTAATGATGTGTTAATATCAGAATTTTTTCAAAACTATAATGATCTATTTTTTAATATACCTAAACTTGGAGTTATAAATTCTCATGAGTATCTTATTAAAACAAGTATAGATTATATTGGATCAGATGTAATAAATAATGATATTCAAGCATTGATTGAAGAAATAAACCAATTACAACAACAAAACTTAGATTTAAATCAACAATTAGTAGACTCACAACTTCCTAAATAATGGATAAAATAGTTAATATTCAAAATATCAACCCAACTAATTTTCAATTACAAAGTTATTCATCAGCAGACGAATCTCTTATATTGAATACTACAACTAATATTACTTTTGATCCAACCCAAGATTATATAGAATATTTAATCTTAGATCTAAATAAAAATATATTATTTAGTAATACCGCTGGATATCCTAATTATAGAATTCAAGATACTGTTGTAAAAATAGATCCTCAAATCGATTTAGAAATACAGGGTTTCAATGAAGGTCAGTATTATACAATATATAATTTCTTTAAAAGAAAACTTTCTTCATCCCCAAATAGTACTTTATATATTCAAGATATAAGTACAGATAGAACTGAGTTAAGATTAAATACTACAGCGATATCTAATTTAGAATTAATAAATCTAACAAACGAATTTACAACAGAAATATCTTTATCACCATATCAATATGTTGATTTTTATTTAAATTTTGGAGATAATAAATTATTAATAGCTAATAATATAGCTTTAGATAATTCTATCCCAAATGATCCAACTGTTTTAATTAAATTATATGAACCATTACCTGTTGATTTTAACATTCAATCTCAATGTTGGGTTGTAGAACAAGTAGCGGAATCTAAAGCATACCAAATTGAATTAACTACTGTATTTAATTTTACTGAACAATTAAATTATATTGGTAGTCCAAATTTTAATTTAGATGTACAAGATCAAATTAACAATTCTACGGCATATGCTAATAAAACAACTTTAAGCCAAAACTCATCAGTAGTAGGTTCAGGTAGTTTATTATATCAAATTAATAGTATATTAGCAGACAAAGGAATAGAAATTAATGTAGACTACTCAGAGTATTCTAATTTTGTACATTTCTCGTCAGCACAAACTAGACTAGAAAATTTTTACTATAAATTAGCATTAATTGAAGAATACACTGTTAGTAGTAGTTTTTCAAATCCATCGTCTTCTATTTCATCTAACTCATTTACAACAGCTAGTCAAGCAATATGGGACAATAAAATAAATGATATAATAACTCATTTTGACGGATATGAATATTACTTATATTATACATCAGAAAGCCACGCTTGGCCTAAAACCAATTCAATAGCACCATATTTAAATTATTCAACTACTTCATCAACAGCAATAAATTGGTTTACATCCCAATCATACTCAGCTTCATATTTTGACTCAGAAAATAACAATGCTTTATTAAATGTTATACCTACATATTTAAGAGAAGATCCAAACAACGATCAATACTTTTTATTTGTTCAAATGATTGGACAACATTTTGATAACATATGGATATATTTAAAAGATATTACTAATAAATTTGATGCAGACAATAGATTAGATTATGGTATTTCAAAAGATATTATAGCACAAGCCATTAGAGATTTAGGTGTAAAAATTTATCAAAACAATTTTTCAACTGATGACTTATATGCTGCATTTTTAGGTATTACTCCTGACGGTGGTTATATGTTAAATACTAGTGGTGAATTAATTACTAATTATGTAACTGCTTCTGCTACAAGTTCATTAATACCTCTTAATGATATAAATGCTGAAACATATAAAAGAATTTATCATAACATTCCTTATTTACTTAAGAAAAAAGGTACTATAGAAGGTCTTAGAACATTAATTACATTATATGGTATCCCGGATACTATATTACGAATCAATGAATATGGAGGAAAAGACAAAAATAATAGTAACGATTGGGATTACTTTCAAAACCAATTTAACTATGAATTTTACTCTACAGGTTCGGGATATATTACTTTTGATGTAGTAGATAATTCATATTATGGATGGGCATATTATGAAGGAGATGTTTATGGTCCTGTTAGTATAAATCCTGAAGATTCTCTTTCATTCGAAGTAAGATTCAAAACAACAGGTATTCCTACAACGTCAAGTTTTAGTCAATCTTTAGCTTATATATCTCCAAGTTCTTCTTTAAATTTAGTTTTAGAATATACTGGTAGTGGATATGCTAGTGCATCATACGCTGGTTCAATACCAGATCTTTATAATCAATATGCAACTTTAAAATTAATTAACAATGTTACAAATACTTCAGCTAGTGTTTATTTACCTTTCTTCGATGGAGATTGGTGGTCAGTATTAGTTACAGTAGATTCTTCATCTGTTTATACAAATAGCTTATTTGCTAAAAATAAAATATATGATGGATATGATGGCTCACAAATAGGATTTCAAGCATCTAGTAGTTTTACAAGTTCACAACATTGGATTACAATAAGTGGAAGCAATAAATTTTATCTATCTTCTCCTACTAATAGAACAATAGCAGGAAAAACATATACTCCATTCTCAGGTTCATTTCAAGAATTAAGAATGTATAACATTGCTATAAGTGAAAGTGTTTTTGATGATTATGTAATGAATCCATATTCAATTGAAGGAAATCAATTAATGGGTTCTCAGTCGTCTTTAAATTCATTAATATTTAGAGCTCCATTAGGTAGTGTTTTAGATAACGACTCTTCTACAACCAGAATTTCATTACATCCATCCTATACAACATATCCTTCTACAGGATCATGGGCAGCATCAGGAAGTTTATATTATTTAAGTGGTTCGTATTCGTTTTTAACTAATAGAGAAACAATATATTTTGATCAATTCCCAGCGGGTGTAAAAAATGCTATTTCTGATAAAATAAAGATAGTAGATAATATTTTACCTGATGGAGATACTTTATCATCATTTATTTCTATTCAACAAAGTTTTCCTATAAGTGAAAGTTATACAAAAGATACAAATTACTTAGAAGTAGCTTTTTCACCACAAAATGAAATAAATGACGACATAATTGCTCAATTAGGATATTTTAATATAGGAGACTATATAGGCGATCCGAGACAATTAATTAATACTAACGCTACTCAATACCCTGATTTTAATAAAATACGAGATATGTATTTTTCTAAATATCAAGGGAGATATGATTTAAAAGATTATGTACGATTAATTAAATATTTTGATAACTCATTATTTAAATTAATTAAAGATTTCACTCCAGCTAGAACAAATTTGGCGTCGGGTGTTGTTATTAAACAACATTTACTAGAAAGAAATAGATACTCACCAGCTCAAACATCTTATGAATTTCATAATGAATTTTCAGCATCAGTAAAATCATTTCCATATGATTATGCAGAAGACAAACTTTATAAAGTTGAAGGAGATTCGGGTGGGGGATTTCCTACATTGGGGGAATCTAATTCTAGTAGTTTTTTATATCCTGGAGCCATAAACATTACACAAAGTTGGACATCTGAATTTGATGGTCCAAAAGGCCTTTCATATATTAGCCATAGTTATAAAGACGAATTTTATACTGGAGAATTAAAAGGAACAGAAATACCTGTAGCACTTAAAAGTTTATCAATTGGAGCTACATTATTTAACAATATATTCTTATCTAAACTAACCCCAGTATTATATAAAATTGATAATATACCTAATACTAATTTCTATAATTCAAATACTGCTCCTGAACAAGGTGAAGTATTAATATTCATAGATCAAATAATTTATTAAAAAATGGCAATTGGATACTATATAGCATCTGTTAAAATTTCTAAACAAAATGTTACTGGAGATGATATTTCATCAAATGTATCTGAATTATTGAAATTTACTCTCCAATACTCAGATATAGACCCCATAACTTTTGAAATTCTTTCTAAAGTAGAATACCCTACTTATTATCAATTACAAGTAAAATTCCAAGGATACGGAAATATAAATACATTAGCAGCGAGTATTAATAACTATACACGTGATTATACTCTTTCAGCAGAATTTAATGCTTCTCAAACATCTAGTATTTTAATATTTAATAGTGTTACTGCTGGTAATTCATTAGGATATTATAATTCGTTAAATGGAGAATATACATTGGGGTATACTCCTAACACCACATTATATACTACGGCTTCTGTTTTAATATATTCAACAGCAGGATCACCTGACGCTCAATTAATTTTTGCCAAACAACTAGCCCCCAGTACTTATCAAACAATTTTAAGTACACCCCCCACACTTATTACTCCATCATCTTTTGTAAATTTTGAATTGAGTGGTTCGTTTACTCCAATAAATGGAGAAATATATGTTACTTATGTAACTGACAGTACAACATCTGATTTAACATCTTCACTTGCTAATTTTTATATAAATCAATTAGAGCTAGCTGCTTTAGGAACTAGTGGCTCAGGAAATGATGTAGTATTATATTTAGCAGGAGACAATAACGAAAATCCATTATATGGAAATGCTGAATATATAGTTGATAACCCACACTATTCTAAAGTAGATTATGTAGAATATATTTTACCTGAAAAAGATTTTGAAATAATATTATCAGGTTTAGGTACTAAGTCTAATGTTAGTCAATATAATTACGAATTACTAAGATCTATATATCCTAGATATGTAGGTAGTAGAACTATTAGTCCGGGTTTTAACTTAAACACTCTTCCAGTAGGTGCTTTACCTTTAGCCACGTATGGTGGGGGTTTAGGTTTAAAACCTAATGTTGAAAGAACTACTCCATATTTTTTATATTTTACTAAAATTATATCAAATAACCCACTATATAAGATGACTACATCTCTTCAATTAAAATATATGATTGATGAAAATGGTGAAGTATATAGTTTAAGTACAAATGATAACACATATTATAACTTAATAGATGGATTTGAAACTGATAAAAGCGTTTACCTTAATTTATTTACTGGAAATTCTTCTTTCTTTAATACTCCTAAAACAATTTTACTCTCAGGGTTAACTTACAAACCAATATTATATAGTTTATCTTCGTCTGCAGGAGGTACAGCTACTTTTACAGATAAATTAGAATTTACAAACGCCAAAGGTACTGTACTTCCTAATGCCCCGGATTTTGCTCTTAATAAAGCAAATAAAGCAGGAGGAGGTGATAATAATAAAAATAGTATGCAGATTGGTAGCGCTGGAGTAACTTCTATTCAAACCAATTTTGGTCCTCTTGTGTTTTTAACTTCTTCTCAAGTAATCAATCCTTTTTATTTTGGGACTGGTTCTACAGCTGATTATCCTTATACTCCAGCCTTAGTAGGTTATGACTCTCAAAGTGGATGGATATCCAATCCAAGTGGTCCTCCATCACCTACACCTCCATTAGGATATGATTCTATATCTTACCCCAGATATAAATTTGAGGTACAACCCCAAACATCAGTAAATATAGATTTTTACATGTATATTCATAATGGAAATTATACATCACCTTACAATCCAAATCCTAATAATACTAGAATACAATTAAGTATATATCGTATAAGAGCAGGAAACCATGTAAGAATAGCAACTCAACCACATTATATTCAACCATATGCTACGGATAATATATATCGCTGTAAACTTGATGGTTATTATTTTAATAATCAAGATGAAATATACCCAGTTATAGAATGGCTTTCTGGTAATACAGTTTCTATATGTGATTATATAGTAAATTACGGAAATTACAATACTTGGTTTAATATAAAAACAAACGGTTTAGAAGCCCCAAGTGTAATTGAACCTTTTTGGACAACTGGATCGGCAAACGATACTGTATTAACTAGTTCATTAGCATTAGGAAATATATTAAATGGAGGTTATCAACAAGTAGATATTACATCATCCGGACTACCACCAATAGATACTGAAGCAGTAATCTACCCTGGAGATGAAATACGATTTGAATACGATGAATCTCTTGCTTATAAAGTAGTAGCTACTTCATCAACCATTATTCCTATACCAGGAATTACAGCATCCGCAACTTTAGATATTGCTCCTTTCTATGCTCAAACTGTAGCTATAGGATCAAGTTCGTTTGGTTTATTTGGAGGAACAAGTGAAATAACCTTTTCATTAGTTGGACCATTAACTAACAATACTGCATCATATGATTTAGATATGACTCCTTTCCATAACCAGACTGTAGCTATAGGATCAAGTTCATTTTCATTATATCAACTAGCACAACCTCCTATTAATATTGTATTAACAGGAAGTATTGGTGGTACAAATGATGCAACTCATATTTACGTTCGTTCTGGATCTTCAGTTACTGACTCAATATCTAGATTAGTATTAGCTATTAATAACAGTTCATCTATAGGTCCATACAATACATCAATAGGCGATATAAGTGCAAGTATTAATAGTCCATCATTGCGTGTACATGCTAAAACACAAGGTATAATAGGAAATAGTCACATTATAACATCAGGAAGCAATATATTTAACTTTGCAGGAGCAATTAATCGCACAAACGACTCAACTAATATCTTTGTACTATCAGGATCTAATAGCATTACATCAACAGCAGCAATAGTGGAAGCTATTAATTTTAGTTCATCTTTATACCCAGATATATCTGACATTAGTGCAAGTAGTACTACTTCTACTTTAAATATACATGCCAAAACAGCAGGTGTAGTAGGAAATTCTTATTTTATAGATTCTGGAAGTATTAATATTTATCTTACCGGTGGAGTTAATGGTGCACCTTCTAATTCTAATGTTGCTGTTTTATATTTAGATAGACCAATTCCTAACTCCCCATCACTTAATATTAATCACTTTGTGGTTAGAAGAAAAGTAAAAGATGTAAATAACGGGATAACATTAAATGTAAATGTACCATCATCTGAGGACACAGGATTTTTATTCCCCGAATTTCCAACAGATAAAATAAAAGAAAACTTACCAACCATAATTGCCAACCTTCAACAAAAAGGCTTAATTTAACAATATTTATCAATAAAACATAATAAAAAATGGGATATTTAAACAATTCAACTATAACAGTAGACGCCATACTAACAAAAAAAGGCCGTGAGCTTTTAGCTAAAGGTGACGGTACATTCAAAATTACTCAATTCTCATTAGCAGATGATGAAATAGATTATACATTATATAATCCAAACCACCCATCAGGTTCAGCTTACTATGGTCAAGCTATAGAAAATATGCCATTATTAGAAGCATTTCCTGACGAAACCCAAATTATGAAATATAAATTGGTAACTTTACCTAGAGGTACATCTAAAATGCCTATTCTAGATTTAGGTTATGCATCTATAGTAATAAAACAAGGTGCTGTATTAGCTATTACTCCTCAAACTTTAAATTATTTAGGTGGAAACCAAACATTTGAATCATCAGGATACACAGCTACTATATCAGATGTTAGATTATTTAGTTCATTCAATGGTGTTGGTATTCAAACCCCAACAGCCCAAAATTTAAATTCAACTGTTACTATAGGAACTAACGTATCTAAAACAGTTGTTGGTACTACTATAAACTTAACAGCAACTACAATTAATACTTTATTTGGAACAGCAACTGAATTGTATGCTTCCTTAACAATAATAGGTAGAGATAGTGGTGCTAGATTAACAATCCCAGTAACAGTTAAAAAAACTCAATAATAAATAGATATGTCATTTACTAGATTAGATCCACAGGATTTCTTAATATCAGCTGAATCAATAACCTCAGCTTTATGGTCAGGTTATAACCCAACGCTAACAGAATTTTTTACTGATTCTACTCAAATTGCTAGTAATGCAGGTAATTACTATATAAGTGTATATCAAACATCATCAACTGATACTAATGCTGAAATTCAATTCGATATAACTTATGGTGATATTTTAGGTAGTGGTAGTCAATTATATGATCCAAGTGTTCCTGAACTTTCCCCAACTAGAACCATTTATGGTCAATATAGAACATTAGTTTTAGGTAGTGAATTAGAATCATTTACGTTTGGTAATTTCACTTCTCCTAATTTTTATGCTATATCAATAGAAAGAAATAGATATAAAGAATCACTATTCCCCGGATCATTAACACTACAATTAACATCAGGAAGTAATTCTCTAACATTAACTGATGACTCTAGATATACAACATCTAATGTATTTAAAGACGCAGGACGTGTTTATAACTTAATTAGTGGTTCTGCAGGAACTATTAATTCATCAGTAAATGCTAATGGTTGGTCTAATGGTTCTGGTTCTTATGGGTGGTTCTTACCAGACATATCAACTATAATTTTAAATCCAGCTGCATTAGGATCTAGTGTTATTAATGGAGGAATTAATTTTATAACGTCCAGAACCAATAATTCAGACGGATTCAACCCAGAAGGACTATTCAATGCTATAGTAACTGGATCTCAATTTACTTTAAATTCACAAGAAACTTTAACATCAGATTTTATATTTGTTAGAGCTAGAAATGCAGAATATAACTATTCTGAAAATCCAAGCTTCATTTCAGGTAGTAATGGTACTGTTATATATAATGATTTTATAAATAACCCACAAACATTCCCTACTACTATAGGTTTATACAATGATGCTAATGAATTATTAGCAGTTGCTAAATTATCAAGACCTTTAAAGAAAGATTTTACAAAAGAAATGCTAGTGCGGGTTAAATTAGATTTCTAATGAATGACAGCATTTAAGCAATTTTTAGCTCAAGATATATTAGTTACTCCCTTCCCCGTAAATAAAAATTTTAAATTTACTGGAGAGGGAGAATTAACGTCTACCGATGTAGCAATAGATAGATTTATAGGTAAAAATATTAGTGGGCTTTTTAGCCCCATTACTGACCCAACTACTGGACAATTTAATACTGGTTCATATCAAAGATTAGTATACAATTCTATTAAAGAACTATACTACACTAATTTTCTTTCTTCAAGTAAAGGAGATATAGCTACGTTAACTATTACAGAAAATGGAGTTCAAATCCAAGCCAATAATCAACAACCAAGTTACGAAAATTATTTACAATCTACTTTAGTTCCATATAGATATTTTCCTACAGGTTCAGGAGATGAAATAGGTGTTATATCTATTCCTATGCCTTTGTTTGGAGAACAAATAAGGGCAAAAAGCTTTATATTAAATACTCCAAGCGGTAGTTTAGCAGATGATGGTGAGGGAAATGTATATTACTTTACTTCTCCATATGTAGATATAAATTATGTAAATTCAAATTACTTTGCTACCAATTTAGGAATAGTAGGCAATATAATTTATTCACATGGGATAGTAGCTCTTACTACACCTCAACTTTTAAATGTAGGAACTTCATCAATAGATATTTACAATACATTCATTTCGTCTTCTAATGTTACTATGTCATTTGCTAG